CCACTATTCTTTCGAACTAAAGAACAATAAGTTGAGAATATTTCCGGAACCAAACTCAGGATCACCAGAAAACATCTGGGTACAGTTCACGATTCCGGATGATGCTTGGGCTGAAAACGAAACAGGACAAACCAGTAGAACTGATGGCATAAATAATCTAAACACTATGCCGTTTGCTAATATTCCATTCCAGAACATCAATAGTATTGGTAAGCAATGGATTAGAAGGTTTGCGCTCGCTGTAGCAAAAGAGATGCTAGGTCAGGTTAGAGGCAAGTTCGCCACTATCCCTATCCCGGGAGATTCTGTTACACTGAATGCTAGCGACCTACTAGGGCAAGCCAAAGAAGAGCAAGAGAAGCTAAGAGAAGAGCTTAAGACAGTTCTAGACGAGTTAACCTATAACAAGATAGCCCAGATGGAAGCGGAAACTATTGAGGCAGGAAACCGCACGCTTAAGAACGTGCCTAACGGTGTCTATGCCGGATAATTCATTAGGGAGGTATTAGGTTGTCAGAAAAAGATAAATGGTCCAGGCCCGACGCTCCTCCTCCTCCGCTATTTCTAGGAGAAAAGGAAAGAGATCTAGTAAAGCAAGTTAATGATGAACTAATCGAAAGAGTCATCGGCCAACAGATAACTTATTATGCTATTGATACACAAAGAACAAACTTCCATCCTCTCTACGGCGAAGCAGTTGTTAAAAACTTTTTAGCACCTTTGAGAGTGCATGCACTAATAGAGTGGGATGGACTAAAAACATCAACAAGCCACTATGGCTTAGATAAAACAAACGAGATAACAATCCATTTTCAAAAGAGAAGAATAACAGAAGACCAAGATTTATTTGTTCGCGAAGGCGACTTCGTGGGGTATGGTAAATTCTACTATGAGATTGTTTCTTTAAATGAAGCAAAACAATTATTCGGACAGATTGACCACAAGTTTGAAATAACAGCTAAGTGCATCAGATCAAGAGAGGGACTATTCGATGGCTCGTGATGAAGAAAAAGATTATTCGTACACAGGAGTTGATGACCCTACAATAATAAACGAAGAATATTTAATGCCTTCCACTATTGAAACAATCGATTATGCTGTATACGATTGGTTGAATAAAGATTTAAACATATTTGCAACGACAAACAAAGGTTGGAAGAAAACACCTATTGTATGGGCTAGCCCGGAAAGAGCAAAATTTAGAGATGATAAGGAGGCCCGCGATGAACACGGTGCTTTGATACTCCCCGTGGTTTCTATTGAAAGGCAAAATATCTCAAAAGAGATATCCAAGAGAGGCAAATTTTATTCCCCGATCCAGGCTAATCCTGCGCTTCAAGAAGGCGTGATTACTATATCAAGAAGAATCCAACAAGAGAAGACTTCTAATTTCGCAACAAAAGATGCATTTAGAACTCGTCGCGACCAAGCAACACCAGACCGAAACAGGCGCAGACACAACAAGAAGGTTGTTTACGAAACTGTTAGTGTCCCGGTACCATCTTATATGGAACTCACGTATAACATTATTGTACAATCTGAGTATCAACAGCAAATGAATGAGATGCTCTCTACATTTATTGGCTCCCAGCGCCCCGGTCCAGATAACTATTTTAAAGTATCGAGAGACGGTCATAGTTATGAGGCGTTCTTCGATCCATCTTATAATGTAACCAACAACATTTCAAATTTAGAAGAACAAGAGAGAACATACCAAACGGACATGAGTCTCCGAGTCCTGGGATATATCTTCGCGCCCGATGAAAACGGGAATGGGCCTAAAATTATAAAGAGAGAAAATGCCGTTGAGTTTAAATTTATGAGAGAAAGAGTGATAACCGCGGACAAACTAGAACATATCGGAAAAGAAGGTTTTTATAAACCATAAAAGGGACTTTCGAATTAACAATTACTATTTATAAGAGGAAAAGCTTAAAAGGCGACATCTTTTTGTTTTAAGAGGAGATCTACACATGTCAGTTGATAAGTACAAATTCGTATCACCAGGAGTTTTCGTAAAAGAAATCGACAAATCAGAGGTATCTGCCAGAGCCGGCGAAATCGGCCCAGTTATTATAGGTAGAACCGAACGAGGCCCAGCCTTCAGACCAACTATGGTACAATCCATGGATGAGTTCAATCAAATTTTCGGCGAGCCAACGCCGGGTGGCGTCGGCGGCGACGTTTGGAGAGATGGCAATCACACTTCACCAACATACGCTGGATATGCAGCAAAAGCATATCTACAAAACAACGGACCTGTAACCATTGTGAGAACTCTAGGTATCCAAGACGATAATGCTACTGGTACCACCCAAGTTCTCGGTGCCCCGGGCTGGTCTGTTCCCTCTATCGGAGATAATATTACTGATGGTGGCGCTTACGGATTATGGATCCTCAACTCCGCTTCATTGGGCAGTACACAACAAAGTGGTACACTAGCCGCTATCTGGTATCTGAACGGAGCAAGAATTGCTCTATCTGGCGTCGTCGCACACGACAACGCCACGTCCAACCAGGTGACCGCTTCAAACGCAGTGATGCTTCAGTCTTCTGGAGACAAGGAGTTCAAGGTCGCGATTGAAACTTCAGCCGGTACGAAGACATACGCTTTCAACTTTGACAAAGATTCAGATAAGTACATTAGAAAGGTATTCAATACAAACCCAATTAAAACAAACGCTTCTCTGAACGATGCCGCGACACTAGAGAGATACTGGCTCGGCCAAACTTATGAGGCTACACTAGCGAGAGAAATCGAGACAACCACCCAGGTTGGTGTTATGTTGGGCCTCAAGGACCACGGAGGCACAAACCAAGGCGGCGACTTTCTCGGAATGGCCGCCACGCCGGCCGAGACTGGCTGGTTCATTTCTCAAGACTTAGAGAAGTTCGCTAATTCAGGCACAGGATTCGAGGCAGAGCAACAGCCAGAGCTATTCAAGCTCGTTGGCCAAGCCGTTGAGGGCACGGACCTTCAACGAAAAGTTAAGATTTCTATTAGTAACCTAAAGGCTGCTGTTAAGAATGATCCTGACCGATTCGGCACCTTCTCTGTCGAGGTCAGAGACCTTAAAGACACGGACGCCCGAAAAATCGTCCTAGAGAGATTTGACAATCTTAACCTAAACCCTAACTCAGCAAACTATATTGCTGCAGTTATAGGCGACAGGTACATTGAATGGAACACGTCAGAACGCCGCTACAAAGAGCGCGGTGATTACCCGAACAACTCAAAGTACGTCCGCGCCGCTATGAGCGAGAATATAACCAATGGCTTGCTCTCTGATGAAACTCTACCTTTCGGTGTGAAAGGTCCGTTGAAGTTCGTTGATGCAGTACTTGACTGCAACGCAACAGGAGAGGATTATGAGATCGCTTCTGGTTCATTTGCTTCTGCCATCGGTATCTGCAATAACTACTCTGCCTCTGCAGGTAATGACAACCAGATCGGCCACGGCGGCAACTCCGAGTTCGCTGTAGCAGCCGCACTGCTTAAGTTCCCAAGCATCGCACTAAGAAGCTCCTCTAACCTTCCTGAAGGATTCGCTAATACAAAGAAACCCTACTTCGGTGTTAACTTGCTAGTATCCGGTTCTTCGAGAACAACCGATGGGAGCATCGTCGACCTTGCACACGCACTGCCGGCAGATTATAACCTAGATCGAACCGCGCTGACCGAGCCAATGTGGACATTCACACTTGACGACCTTCGTGATGATACACTAGACGGAAATGACGCCGGCGTGCATACCACTTACGAGTCCGGTTCCCACCAAAATGGTCTTTCAGTCAACGTTGCTGGTGCAGCTTGGCAGACAGTCCTCAACCGAGGATTCGACCAGTTCACGACAGTTCTTGCTGGAGGATTCGATGGTCTAGATATCACCGAGAGTGATCCATTCAGAAATACAATTCTCGATGGCACTGACGGAGGATACGGTTCGACCGCTGCAACTAACTATGCCAAGGCTTCAATTAAGAGAGCATTAGAAGTTATCGCAGATCCCGAAGAGATGGACTTTAACTTGGCAATTATGCCAGGTATCACAAACGAGGCTCTTACCCAAGACCTAGTAGATATTTGTGAAGACCGCGGAGACGCTCTGGCTATTATCGACCCGAAGGGTGGATATCAGCCAATTCACGAGGGCTTGCCAAGCGCCTTCCCTGCTCTAGGTTCTGTAGCAACAACAGTCACCAACATGAAGTCTAGAGATCTCAACTCAAGCTACGGTTGTGCTTACTATCCTTGGGTCCAAACAAAGGATGGAAACTCCGGCAAGCTACTTTGGATTCCACCATCTGTTGTCGCCCTAGGCACAATGGGCTCCAGCGCCAACGATACCGAGCTATGGTTTGCGCCG